ACCGTAATGATGTCGTTAGCAATGGTAATTATTGCATCTATGATAGGAGTTAGAGGATTAGGTTCTCAAGTAATGACAGCCGTAGGAAATGGTTATTTAGGATTAGGTTTAATAAGTGGACTAAGTATAGTTGCACTAGCAATTATAATAGATAGAACGATACAAGAATATAATAAAAGAAAAGATTGGCGTAAGCATAATAGGTCTTGACATTTGTGCCCAAAGGAAATATAATTAAAGGAATATATGAGAGAAAATATGTCAGAAATAAAAGAATATAGTCTAGATTTACAAAAATTATTTGTTCAATTCATGATTACAGATCCTGAGTTGTATTCTAGAGTAAGAAGTATCATTCGTCCTGAATATTTTGATAGAGGCATTAGAAAAGTAGTTGATACAATAATCTCTCATACAGAAGAATATTCTACAGTTCCTACTACAGATATAATCAAAGCACAAGCTGGACAAGAAATTGAAAAAGTTGATAACATTGAACAACATGTAGATTGGTTTATTGATGAATTTGAAACTTTCTGTAGACACAAAGCAATCGAAAAAGCAATTATTGATAGTGCAGATTTACTTGAAACAGGTAAATATGGCGAAGTAGAAACAAGAATTAAAAGTGCAGTACAAATTGGACTAGCACGTTCATTAGGTACTGATTACTTTGAAGATCCTAGAGCAAGACTTGAAAAACTAAAAGATAATAATGGTCAAATATCTACAGGTTGGAAAGTATTAGATGATAAACTCTATGGTGGTATCAATAGAGGTGAAATTACAATTTTTGCAGGTGGTTCAGGTGCTGGTAAATCATTGTTCATGCAAAACATGAGTTTGAATTGGGCACAACAAGGTATGAATGTTGTGTATTTTACTCTTGAACTTTCAGAAGAATTATCAAGTATGCGTATGGACGCAATGCTTACAGACAGAAGTACAAAAAGAATTTTCAAAGAACTAGATGAGGTAGAATTAACTGTTAAAACAAAAGGTAAACAATCAGGAATGCTTAGAGTTAAGTATTTGCCTTCTGGTTCTACAGTTAATGACTTACGTTCTTATATTAAAGAACTACAAATACAAACAGGCAAACGAATAGATTGTATGTGTATTGATTATCTTGATTTGTTGATGCCTGCAACTAAGAGAGTTCCAGCTGGTGATTTGTTTATCAAAGACAAATATGTAACAGAAGAAATTCGTAACTTTGCAATGGAAACTGAAAATGTTGTAGTAACTGCATCACAGTTAAACAGAAGTGCAGTAGAAGAAATCGAGTTTGACCATTCACATATCGCAGGTGGTATATCAAAAATTCAAACTGCGGATAATGTTATTGGTATCTTCACTAGTCAAGCAATGAGAGAAAGAGGACAATATCAGTTACAATTATTAAAAACACGTTCATCAAGTGGTGTAGGAAGTAAAATTAATCTAGTATTTGATAGAGATAGTTTAAAAATTACAGATGATAATACTGAAGGATTTGATGATGGTGATGGTCAACAACTTTCAAACACATTAAATATCGTTGACCAACTTAAGAAAAAGACTACAATAACCGCAGAAACCGTACAAAAAATAGAACAACCAGAAGAACAAACAGATGTTGCAAAAAATCTAAGAGCAATGTTGAAGTCCAAAACACGTTCTCCTTTTGATGAAAACTGATAAATACAGTAGAACGGAGAAATACCCATGGATAAACCACGTAAGAGTCTTTTTGAAGAATTAAATTCTCTAGCATATACAAATGAAAGAGAAAGATTTGTAGAGCAAAAGGCTGAACATATTATTTCTGGTGCAATAAATTTATTAGAATTCATAAATCGTGAATTTGATGATGAAGTAGCATCGGACTTATCTAAGAGATTAGTAAATAGTATACGTTCAAAAGATCCAAGAAAATTTCAAAGAGGTATTAAAAGTGTTAAGGCTAAGAAGTAATGGATTTAGAGCAACAACTAAAAAGATTAAAAGTTTTATCTGGTATATATAAACCATATCAACCTGAGGAAACTCAGCAAGAAAATATATCCTATACTGGTACAGAGAAATCTAAACTCCAAAAGAAACATAATATACAGCCAGGCACCGACGATTGGTTTAAACTATGGTTTGCTAAGCCTCATTTAACTGGCGAAAGACCTTTTGGGGATAAAAAATGAAAATAAAAGATATTTTAGGCAAAGGCAGAGAACGTAGATTTAGAGGTCCAAGAAAGCCACGTTTAAAACAAATAGGTTTTCATAAGAAAATGAAAAATCTACTGGATGCAGAATTACAAGAAGAAGATAAAAATACACACTTAGACCATGCAGAAGAACTTGTATTCATACAAGGAACCGAAGGTATAAAAAGAGCAGTAGGTACATTTACTAAACTTCTTAATACTCTAGATGGTGAAGGCGGTGGAGATGCTATCACAACTAAATGGGATGGTTCTCCGGCTGTATTTGCAGGAACTGATCCAGAAGATGGAAAATTCTTTGTAGGTACTAAAGGTGTATTTGCTCAAAAGGCAAAATTAAATAAATCTCCAGAAGATATAGAAACAAATCACCCAGACACAACTAAAAATGATGAACCTGTAAGCAAAGCAGGTTTACGTAGTAAATTAAATGCATCATTAGAACATTTAAAAGATTTAGGTATTGAAGGTGTATTACAAGGTGACTTATTATTCACTAAAGGTGATTTGAAACAAGTTAATATTGAAGGTAAACCTCATTTAGCATTTAAACCAAATACAATTACATATGTTGTACCAGCAGATAGCGAAACTGCTAAAGAAATGCAGGCGGCTGATATAGGTATAGTATTCCATACAAGCTATTCAGGTAATAGTATGGATGAAATGAAAGCAACATTTGGATTTGATGCTAGTAAATTAAGACCTTCGAAAAATGTTTGGTTTACTGATGCAAGAATTAAAGATGTATCAGGTCAAGTACAGTTATCTAAAGAGAATAGTGCTAAGATACGTTCAGCAATTAAAGAATTGAGTTCTATGTCAGTTGATGCTAACACATTTAAAGCATTAAATCAAAAAATTGGTGGGATTGAATTAGTAAATGCTATTAAGGCACATGCTAACGCACCAATTCGTTCTGGACAAGCACTAGAGCAAGATGCAGATAAGTTTGCACAAGAATTTTTAGTTGCTTTAGAACAAAAATTTGATGATGCGGTTGCTAAATTAAAAACAGGACCAGAAGGTAAGGCAGGACAGGCTAAATTGGCGGCTAAGTCACAAGTATCAGATATCATAAATAACAATAAGAAACAAATCGCAGATATGTATCGTGCATATCTAAAAACTGAGGCAGTTAAAATGATGTTTCAGAAAAAAATGAAAAACATAAAAGCGATTGATAGCTTTATTGAACAACCAGATGGTTCACTTAAAGTTACAGATCCAGAAGGCTTTGTAATTGTTGACCATATTGGTAGAGCAATGAAGATTGTAGATAGATTAGAGTTTAGTGCGGCTAATTTTGCACCGAGAGATTAAAATGACAAAACAATATCAGCATAGCAGTGAATTAAAGTTAATTAATCAATTAACAGAAAGCAGATTATTCAGAACAAGACAAACTATGGATGCTCTTAATGTAAGTGATGCAGGTGAACTTGCATTTGCTTATCTTATGCAGTTAAATATGATGAATAAAGATTATGAGTTTGCACCATTGGCAAAAGAATATGCAAGTAGAACAGTTGCATACAGAAATTTTGATTATTTTAGAACAAGCGGAACTGATTTATATGCAACACTTCATCGTATAATGGGTAAAGGTATAGATTACACTGACCCAAGAGATAAAATTGCACACGGAAGAATTAATATAAAGAAACAAGATTTATTAAGATACTTAAATCATATAGGTGCAGGCAAATCAGATGCAAGTTTTGAACAAAGAATGTTATTAAGATTTCAACGTGATTTAAACGTACAAGATGGTATGTTAAAATCAATGAGAAGATTGATAGGTGATTGGGATAATCTAAATCAAAACCAAAAAGCATTAGTTACTACTAGAATGATGCAATATACACGTTCAAAAGCAATGCGTAGTGAGTTAATGCCAGCGTTAAAATCGTTCCAAAAGCGTGGAAACTACATATATAAAGACAGTAAGACTACAAAAGGTATAGTAAAAGACATTTGGGACAAGCCAATCACTAAAGTAGCCGCTTTTGGCGCCGCAATGGTAGCCGCAAACAAGATAGGTAAGGCTTTAGGTAAAACTTCTTATCAAACAGGCAGAGATTTAAGCCCAAGATACAAAAAATCTGGTCGTTAATGCACCCACTTTTTCGAAAAAAATGATAAATAAACGTATAGAGCAATACTTTTATAATGCTCAAGTAATTATTTAGGAGAACTAAAATGGCAAAAGTACATGAAACATATGCGGCAGGTCAATTTCTTACTGGTAACTTAAATCACTTCACAGTGACAAAAACTGGTATGGCTTCATCTGACCTAAAAGCAATCATCGAAGGTGCAGGAACACGTGCTACAGTAGTACTAGTTGGTGCAATCGACGGTAACGATGTAAGAATTGCAGTAGAAAACAACGGTGCATGGGACGCCGCTGGTCTAGATGCATATCTAGGTGCATCTTTCTCAGTAGCCGATTTCGCATACTAATTTACCCCCCTGGACGTTAGTCCAACCCACACTTTGCGTGTATTTAAAAGACCCTCTTATGAGGGTCTTTTTTTGGCTCCATATCCTCATATAAATGATAAATACATATAACTATTTGGAGAAAAGAATATGGCAAGAATACATGGAGCCGCAAGTGCTGGTGAAAATTTATCAGGCAATATAAACTTTTATACAATGTATGTAAGTGGTCTAGATATTACTGCAACTGGAAATGTTGCTGACCAGACACAACAGAATTTTGATGATGTTGTAAACGTTATCAATCTTGTAGCACAACCAATTATAATGAACAATCCAATATCTGTTACACTAAACGGACTAGCACCAACATTGACAGGTGCAGGAATGTTATTTAAGTTTGCAGTTGAACATGGAAGAGTGTTCGAAAGAGGTGGTGATACAGTATCAGTACTCAAAGAAATTTTTGATGGTATAACAATAGATGGCGTTCAGCTTGATACAAGTACAAACGTTGAATTTGTAATGTCAGATATACTATAAGGAAATATAAACAATGCCTGATATAGATACTAAGTTAGCACAGTTAGAGACAGAGAGTTTAGAAACTCATGTTGCGGTTGCTCATGAACGTTTCAAAAACTTAGACCAAAGTATTCATAGATTAGAAGGTCTTATTGAAAAGAATCAAGTCGAAACTAAGGAAGGTCTTTCTGAACTTAAGAAAATTATTATATGGGCTAGTTCAACATTATTTGCCACAATGCTGTTAGCATTACTCACTTCCGTTTTTGGAGGTTTATAATGCAAGTTGCAGAAGTATATGATGATATCTTTGAGGCAAAACTGGTTTATGCACGTAAAGGTAAACAAATTGTACGTAAGTACAGATGTGGAAGCGGAAGATTAAAAGGCAAGACTGTCTCAAATCCAAGTGCATGTTTTAAACCAGTTGATATTAAAAAGAGATTTACTCTTGCTAGAACCAAGGCTAAGATGGGTGCAAGACTGGCAAGAAAGTCAAGAATGACTAAAAGAATGAATCCAGCAAGTAGACGTTTAAAAACGTTGAATAGAAGATGAGGATAATATTATGGAAATTAAAAAACAATTAATAGAAAATATGAATGAAAGTTTCGATGATAAGGTTGCAGATATAGCCGATTTAGTTGGTGAGAAAGGTGAGGTTGTCAGAGATAGATTAAAAACTTTAAATTTCCGTGATTACATTGAACTGTCAAAAGCAGTAAGACAAAATGATATGGAAGATGCAAGACGTATACTTGGTCTTGGTATCGAAGAAACAAAATATTATTATGATGGTAAAGTATCTCTCATTAAGAAAGATGAGTTTGATAAAATTCATAAAGATTTTAAAAATGATACACCAGGTGAAGAACGTATGGTTATTCTAGATCCTGAGTCAGGTGCTACAATTTCAGTACCGGTCAAATTTATGAATGAAGAAAAATCAGCTTGGTTTGAATCTTATCAATTTATAGCAGAAGAAAAATGTCGTTACTGCGGTGGCGATTGTCCAGATGATCCAAATCATGCATGTGATGGTTTTATAGGTGATATTGATAATTTATATGGCTCATATGATGAAGATGATGAAGATGATTTGAACGAAGATGAAAAAAAGATAGCGGCAGATATTAAAGATTATGTTGACGACCACAAAAAACATTTTGATGCATATCCAATGGATGTAGAAGTTGACGATAAAATTTATGATTATGATGAATACTGGAAAATTTTAGATAAGTATTATCCAGTAAAAGAATATAATACAGGTGGAACACAAGGCACAATGTCTCCAGGAGAAATGAGAGGCGCTCAAGCACAAGCAAAAACTCAAGGCCAAGAGATGGATCCAGCAAATAAAACTAAAAAAGCACAAGCAATGATGCGTTTAGGTAAAAAGAATTTAGGTGGTGCTACTGCACAACAGGCGGCAGATGCATTAGACAAAGCAGGACAAGGCAAACCACTAACTCCAATTCAACGTAAAGCAATGGCCCAACAGGCGGCATCAGTTGACCAGTTAGCGGCAGATCCAAAAACTGCGGTACAGTTTAGAAATCTATTAAATAAACTAAATCAACAAGGACAATAGTTTTATGAGAATAAGAGAAGTCTTAGGCGGAATTTATGTAATCATTACAGAAGAAGAAAACGAATTAGTAACAAAATTCTTTTCAGAGAATGAATACGTGAATGAAAATCAACTATCAGATAGGGAAAGTATTATAGCTGATAGATTGACACACAAAGGTGTTCTTATGCCTACATTAAGAGGGTATAGGACAGTATAGGAGGACATTATGACGGCACCAAGTAGAGAAGATGTAACATCAATGGTAAATATTCTTAAAGCTATGAAAGGCGATAAGACAAGTTTACGTGAGTCTGCAACTTCTACAACACAGGGCGGGGAAGTAGACTTATCACCTGGAGTTAAAAAATCAGATATTAAAGCAATGGAAAATATTATGAAAAATTTTTCCAGTGCAACCTCAAATGTTGCTAAAAAAATTGCTACGACTATCAATGAATCTAAAAGAACTGAAAAAGGTGTACAAGTAGGATTTTACTCAGTAGAGAAGAATTCTGATGAGGCACATGATATTACAGATAGTAGAACAAAAGATACTTTATTTGAAGGTATTCGTTTATATGAAACTGCATATATTATAGTAAAACACTTAAATGAGGGCAAGAAAATCAATTCACAAGAAATAACTAAGATTATTTCTGCGAATGCGGTCTTTGAAAAGTACTATTATGATGCATTACAACATAGACATACATATAGGTCTGCTAAGAAAAGAAGCGATTATGGTAGAATGGACATCTCAGAGGCTCGTTTTAGTAGAGCAAAATCAGAGGCCAGTACTGCTAGAAAGACAATTTTCAAGATATTTGAAGAAGTAGAATCCCAAAAATCATAAATTAATCTAAAAAGATAAATACATAATATAACATATTATGTAATGGGGCAATAACCATGAGAAGTACAAATTTTTTTAAAACAGATACAATATCAGTATCTACACGATTAAATGAATATCTAAAGTCTAACTTTGGTTATGAAGTTGAAGGTGATTTAGATTCATTACGTGAGGCTAAAGCTAATCTTGAAGCCAAAAAACGTGAGATGAATGCTGATTATCAGAATAAAGATTATGTCGAAACAATGCTTATGTTAGAAACAGTAAAAGCATTATTAAAGGCACATCTTCCTGAAGGCGGCAAGCATAAGTATGTTTCAGATGCACAACGTAAGGCTGTACATGCCAAGAAGGCAGAAGAAACAAAGGAACCAAAAATGAAAAAAGAAGAAACTAAAGTTGAAGAAACCAAGGTTGAAGAAAAAGCAGTGGAAACTCCTAAAGAAGAAAATTTAGAAGAATCACTTCTGGATCAGTTAAACAAATTACTTGAAGGTGATGCGGCTGAGGCAGAAATCACAATGGCGGCACGTGGTATCGTTGACGAACTACAAGACGTTGTTGAGAAATTAGGTAAGATTCAAAATGACCAATTAGGTCCACTAGCAGATGAAATGGCTTACACACATGGGCCAGAGCAGGCAGAATCATTTAAATCTTCTGTTGACCAAGCGATTGCAGGTCTTTTAGACTCTGCACGTTCAACAAAAGATGCAGTAAATAATGCGGCTCTAGTTCTATCAGGTGAGGCACCGGCAAACGATATGGCACCAGCGACAACTGAAATTGGTGGTGACATGGAAGACGATATGAAAGATGACATCGAAGCTGATTTATCAGCAGGTGATGAGGCATCTTCCGGTGAAGTAGATGAGCCACTTGGTCGTTCAAAAAGAGACTAAAGATGAAGTTACCTAGTCTTTTAAATGAAGACAAGAATTATCAAGCACAACTACGCAATGATTTAAATGCGTATCTTGTTCGCTTGAAGGCAAATGATATTGGTACAATAGGTACTGATATGATGGTAGACGAACTAAACGATATGGGATACAGTGTTACTCCAGAAAGTTTAGTAGATATGTTGGCTAATAGCAAGTATATTAGTAAGGTTACTCTTGATACTATTGATTTGAAAGGAGCCCCATCCGCTCAAGGTCAAGATGCAGATAAAGATAAAGAGAAAGTTTCTAAACTTGCAATTAAAACTGCACAGAGGAGGATAAAATAATGGCATTAATAATTAAAGGCGATACAAATATTGTTTCAAAAAAAGAAGCCAAAACTAAAGCAATAGTAGAACATGAAAAACAAACTTCTAAAGGTTTAGATGGGTTAACTCCTGCAAGAAAAGAAATACGTCAAGAAATTTTAAATGCAAAAAGACATCGTGAATTTATGGCAAAAATTGCATTAAAAGAAATCGGAGTCAAATCTAAAGTCAAAAACGAAGAAGTTAAAGTAGTAGTTCCTACACCAGAAGTTGTAGTTGAGGCAAGAGCAGAAAAAGAAAATATTATTCAAGATGCTAAGGCTGTATCTTTAGGCGGTAGACCAGATTTTGATACAATGACTAAGAAACAACTAGACCAGTGGGCAGAGGAAAATCTAGGACTAACATTAGATAGAAGAAAAACTAAAGCATCATTGATTGAAGAAATCAATCAAAATATGTAATTTTACACTTGTAATCTCTTTGAAAATATAGTATAATAGATGTACTATGCTCAAAGAACGATACAAATATGATCCCCTAAAAAGAGTTGAAGTAGATGGTGTTCGACACTATCAAACACCTAATGGTAAACCATTGCCAAGTGTAACTACCGTATTAGATGCTCTTAAGGATAAAACATCATTATTGCAATGGAGAAAGAGAGTAGGCGATGAAGAGGCAAATCGCATTACTAAACTTGCTACAGGAATAGGTACACAAGTTCACTTACATATTGAAAAGTATATACTTGAAGAAAATAGACCTGGTGGAACAAATCTTATTCATCAAATGGCAAAAGAATTATCTGATATTGTTATTAACGAAGGACTTTCAAATGTAGATGAAGTATGGGGTACAGAGGTTCCATTATATTATCCTGGTTTATATGCAGGAACTACTGATTGTGTTGGAGTATGGAAAGGTAAACCAGCTATTATAGATTTTAAAACATCACGTAAACCCAAAAAGAAAGAATGGATTTCAGATTATTTCTTACAAGGTTCAGCATATGCGGCCGCTCATAACGAAGTTTATGGAACTGATATAAAAACTACTGTAATTATGATGATTGGTTGGGATAAAGAATCAGACAACATGGGTAATTATCAAGAATTTGTTGTAGAGAATGAAGAATTTGATAAGTTTAGTCTTGATTGGGCAGGCAAGGTTCAAGAGTATTTTGATAAATACAAGTAGAATTTAGGAGTTTTAAATGTCCACGAATAATGTTAAAATTTTACTAAGACGAGGCTTAAGAAAAGACGTAAGTGCAGATACACTGGAAACAGGTGAGTTAGGATTTACAAATGATACTAACCAACTGTTTGTAGGTATAGACGATGCAGTTAATGAAATTCAGTTTGACCCGTTTGCAAATGCACAAGCAGTAATACAATCTTGGTTAAACTCAGCCGATAATCCAGAAGCAGGATTAACAGTTGATGAAGATTTAGTTATTAGAAATGTAAGTGATGTAGATGCATTATTAAATGCAATGCACTATTTTACTCAAACATTAGTATTTGATGGACAAGTAAATTTCACTTTAGGTGAAACCTTAATTCAATATGAAGAAGATACACCTGCTCCAAATCAAACTTGGAAGAAATTTACAGAAGGTGAAATCCTAACTTCATCAATCGATACAGTAAATAACACCACTACAATAACGGCAAAAGTTTCAGAGCAGGCAGATTTCGGTTTCTACAGTGAAACAGTATCAGACGAAGATGAATATTATTTTTCTACTACAACAACAGGATCTATTGAACCAGTAAAAGCTACAAGTGTTAGCGGAGCAAGTGAGTTTATGGCAAGTTTATTTGGTAGAGCAAGAAAGAATGTAGAAGTAGTAACAGAAAACACATTTAATCAAATGTTTGCTGACCAACATCTACAAGCATTAGATACATCTACAGGTCTACGTTCAAGTCTGTACAAAAAAGAATTATCTGGGACTACTGGAACATTTTTATCCTATGATAAAAATATATGTACTACATTTTTTATTGATTACTCTTTAAAACAAGTAGGTACTACATCCACTTTTGTACGTGTTGGAACAATCAAAGTAATTAACGGAGTCCCTCAAGGTATAACTCAAGTGAAACTTACAGATGATAATACTGAAATTTGGCAAGATATCAATACAAACAATACGGCAGAAGTAGATGAATTCTCAAATATAGAATTCACATCAGCTATTGATGGTGATAATGTTAAATTCAATTATACACAAGATGCAGGTTTTACTACAGAAATAAGTTATACTGTTAAACGATGGACAATGTAAATGCGTGATAAAGCTACTTTGCTTTACGAGTGGCGTCAACTTAGATTAAACTTACAAAAAGAATTCTCTCAAAAGCAACTTCAAGAATTAATAGATTGGTTAGTAAAATTGGATCCAGCAGTACATGGATTTAATTTTGATGATATGACTACTTGGCCTGATATCTGGGAATATATAAACGAAGGATATTATACAAGAAGTGGTAATGGACTTGCTTGTTTATATACTCTACATCATTCTCAACCGGATAGAGATAATCAATTATGGTTAGTGCATGATATGTATTATGGTGATATGTATTTGGTTGCATATAGCGATGGATTTATATTAAATAGAGCGGATAACAAATTGTATGTTTATGAGGATATAAAAAAAGACTTGGATATTATCAAAAAGTATGATATAAGTGATATCATTACTTCACTCAAATACAGTAGAGAATAAATATAATAATGGAAGCAATAGATAAACATTTAGAAAAAAAATATGAACAAGGGTTTGTAACAGAAGTAGAAGCCTATACATTACCACCTGGGTTAAATGAAGATGTGGTAACAAAGATATCACAGTTTAAAAAAGAACCACAATGGTTATTAGACTGGAGACTTAAAGCATATAATAGATGGCTTAAAATGGAACAACCTAAATGGTCTGAATTAGATATTGAACCAATAGATTATCAGGCTATATCATATTACTCTACACCAAAGCCTAAACTTAATTCTATAGATGAAGTTGATCCAGAAGTATTAGCAACATTTGAAAAATTAGGTATACCAACACAAGAACAAGCGGCTTTGGCAGGTGTGGCAGTAGATGCCGTTTTCGATAGTGTTTCAGTTGCAACAACATTTAAAGAAGAACTATCAAAGCAAGGTATTATATTTTGTTCATTTGGTGAGGCAGTACAAGAGCATCCTGAATTAGTAAAAAAATATCTTGGTTCAGTAATACCAATTACTGATAATTATTTTGCTTGTCTAAATTCAGCAGTATTTACAGATGGATCTTTTTGTTATATTCCAAAAGGCGTAAGATGCCCAATGGAACTCTCAACATATTTTAGAATTAATCAAGCAAACACAGGACAGTTTGAAAGAACATTAATTATAGCAGAAGATGATAGTTACGTATCATATCTTGAAGGTTGTACTGCACCTGCTAGAGATGAAAATCAATTACATGCCGCCTGTGTTGAAATTGTAGCAAAAGATAGAGCGGAAGTAAAATATTCAACTGTACAAAATTGGTATCCAGGTGACCCTGAAACAGGCAAAGGCGGAGTTTATAACTTTGTTACTAAAAGAGCATTGTGTAAAGGATATAAAAGTAGGGTAACATGGACTCAAGTTGAAACAGGATCTGCACTTACTTGGAAATATCCAAGTTGTGTATTAAGAGGAGATGAATCTCAAGGAGAATTTTATAGTGTAGCGATATCAACCGGAAGACAACAGGCTGATACAGGCACTAAAATGATACACTTGGGTAAAAATACATCTTCAACAATAATATCAAAAGGCATTTCTGCAAAATATGGAAAACAAACATATAGAGGAAAAGTTAAATTAAACAAACGTGCAGGTAATAGTAAATCTACAAATTTTACACAATGCGATAGTATGTTAATAGGCGATAAATGTGCGGCTATTACAATACCTTACATAGAAAATGAAGGTGCTGGAGCATCTATAAATCACGAGGCAACAACATCAAGAGTATCGGATGCAATGATATTTTATTGTAGAAGTCGTGGTTTAGATGAAGAACAAGCAACTAATTTAATTGTTAATGGGTTTGTAAAAGACGTAATCCAAAGACTACCTATGGAATTTGCCGTTGAAGCTAATAAGTTGTTAGAAGTAACACTTGAAGGTTCAGTTGGTTAAAGAATAAATACGCATATAATTAACAACATAAATACGGATAGGACATGTTAAAACAAAAACGATACGAAGAAAACGATATTGTCACAGTTGTACTAACTGGTGGACAAGAATTATTAGGGAAGTTTGTTAGTGAAAGTGGAGATTATTTTATCATTAAAAAACCATTAACACTAGTATATGGAAAACAAATTTCATTTCAACCATTCACTGTAACAGGTGATAGTAATAATGAAGTAGTTTTAATGGCTGATAAAATAGTTTCAGTTTTACAAACAAACTCAGAAACAACAAAAGCATACACGGCCGCAACTGCAGGCGTGATTGCACCAGAAACAAAAGGACTGATTACATAATGCCTTTAACTGCTAGAACTACAGATAAAACAACTGCACACTCGCCTTGTGCGCCTGGACAATGCAGTGCAGGATCAAATAATGTTTTTATAAACAATCTACCTGCATTTAGAGTAACAGATAAAGATACACCTCATGGTTTCATTTTATGTGTTCCTCATGTTACTCCTTTGTCAGAAGGTTCACCAAATGTTTTCGTAAACAATTTGCCTTTAGGTAGATTAGGTGATGCATTCAGTTGTGGTATTAAAGTTGCTAGTGGTTCACCGAATGTAATTACTAACGGATAAGATAATGGCAAGTGAAGCGGAACTAGAGAGACTTTATCAAGAATTTGTTTTAAGAGGGGGAGGAGCATTTACTTTTTCTAACGTAAATCTTACACCTTCACAATTTTATAGCAATACTGCTGGTAACACTTTAACACCTTCGCAACAAGCATTTCTTCAACAACAACAATTACAATTTAATAGACAATCAGCATTAAGTACTATCGCTGGAGAATTAGCAGGTAATAATTTTTCTAATCCATATATAACACGTGCAGATAATAGTTTAGGATTAATAAACACATTTTCAAATACATTGGGACTTGTTGGTGGAATAGGTGCTATAGGTACGTCATTATCTAGTTTTAGTGATATAGAAAAGGCGGCAATTTTTGCAGGCATATTAAATGCAACAGGAGTTGACTTAGATAAAGTATTAAAAATAGGAACTATTGCGGCTTTAGGTATTGCAATGTTCAATAGCTTAAAAAGTCATACTGCGGGTCAAATGACTGATTTACCTCAAACACTATCAGATGCTAGTTCTTTGGCAGGCATGAATGCACAGTTTGGTGAACAACGTGAAAGTTGTTCTTTTTTTAATGAAATATTAGGAGTTCTAAGTGGTGCTTTTGATGGTACAATGGATTTTATTGATAAAGCATTTGAAAAATTAAATGGCTTTATGAGTGATACAGGAGTTACAGGTGTATTAGATGATATAGCAACTGCAATAGGAAACGCAGGTGGGATAGTTGGTGATGTAATAAATGCAGTATCAAATGTAATAGGACAAGTAACAAATGCTATTAGTTCAGCATTAGGCGAAGTAGGTAGCTTAGTAGGTAAAGTTATTAATGCAATCGGTGATATCACAAATCAAATCGCAAACGAGGCATCAAAATTATTAAATCTTGCCACAGAATTAGCAAGTAAGGCATTAGCATTAGCAATGGCGGCCGCGGCTTTAGACCCATGTCAAATGGCTGTCATACTTAATACTGGTAGCCAGGATATGAAAAATGCAGTAAGTAAATTGAATACAACTATGAGTAATGATTCGTCTATACCTACACAAATAGATTCGAGAGCAAATGCGGATACAGTAATAAAAACTATGGATCAGGCTAAACGAGAGGCTTCACAATCAAAAGGAGTACCTCAATCTCCGTTTACAGAAACTGGCAAAACTCATTTACCTTTAGATGCATACTTACACAATTTATTTGCAGAAATTACAGGTATCTTTGGAGATACTTTTGAGGCACTTGAAAGTGCAACAGGCGGAACAAAAATTAACCCTATTGCAAATACAGGTTCACCTGCATCTTCAAGTACGCCTAATCCACATAAAGATAAAACAACTACAACTATTTCAAGTGATGCATGGAAGCAATGGCAAACAAGTTATTCAAATGGACTATTTGCATTGAAAAGAGATTTGAAATCGTTAAAAGTTACAATAGCAGATGCAGTAGCAAATAAAACATTTTCTACAGAAGATTTAAAACAACAAGCAGTTATTCTGGCAGAACAATTATCAACAAACGAATTAAGAGTTTCTTCTGAACTAAAGAAAGCAAATTCACAATTAGTTTATGAATCAGAAGGTAATAAGTTTAGAATTCAAACAAGAGAAGATGAAAAAATGGCATTATTAAATTCTACTGTTGGTCCTGCAACTGAAAGATTAATTATAAGACTCAATAGAGAATTGGCATCAGCTAGAACTAGTTGGAATTCTATAGACCAGAATGTACGATAATGATTTGGTTATTTGGAGAAACATCAGATTTTTCTAAGTCTTTACTAAATGAATTAAAAAAGAAAAACGATGATATTGAAACATTTGGAAGACGAAATATATCATATGATGAAGATGTAAGGTCACAGATTAATCTAAACGAAAGTCTTCCAGATAAAGTAATCATAAATGTAAATCTGAATTTTATTTTGGGTAAAACAAAGGCACTAAAATGGGTAGATCCTTTACACGTTATATATTTTATTTCAGAGTTACTTCAGGCTTTTCACGAATCAAATAAAGATATAACAGTTGTATATATTACAAGTTCAATAACAATAAATCATTCACCTGAACAATTTTTTCTAAAACATAAAGATTATGTTTCTATTCGACATACACAACAATCTATGTGGTCTTCATTTGATTTAGACAAACTTAAAGTATTGGCAGTTAGTCCTTCTAATGTAAATAACGATAATATGGAAAAGTATGCTGAAAGAATAGTAGGGTTTCTTTATAATCCTCCTTCTGTCAGAAAATCAATAATAGATTTAAGCCAACATGAAAGTATTAGAGATGAATGGTTTGAATTGTACAAACTTGATAAATAGATATATGCGTGTAGAAGAAATTATAAAATCAGTTGAAGAAGGGATAAATGACCCTCATATATTTAAAGCAGTATTCATGGCTGGTGGCCCTGGATCTGGTAAGTCTTTTGTTGCTGATAAAATGCTGAAAGGCACTGGTTTAAAAATGGTAAATTCAGACCAAGTCTTTGAACTTATTATGAACAAAGATGGTATTGAAATGACTCCAGATAATGTTGGCAGTGATGCAGGACAAGAAAGACGAGAAAAAGCAAAAGTACTTACAATCAAAAGAAAAAACATTTTTTTAGACGGAAAACTTGGTGTCGTTATCGATGGTACTGGTAAAGATGTTATGAAAATTGGTAAAATTAAAGAACGTCTTGAAAAATTAGGTTATGACAGTATGATGCTTTTTGTTAACACTAGTTTAGATGTTGCACTACAAAGAAATGAAAAAAGAGATAGAAGTGTACCAGAAGAAATGGTAAAAGATATGTGGAAACAGGTACAAGATAATATCATGAAATTTCAACAAATGTTTGGTGCTCCAAACTTCTATGTTATTGATAACTCAGGCGGACTAGAAGATCCTGATAGACAAAAAAACTTTGCTAAAGTAGATAGAGCGATTGATAAGTTTTTAGTTAAACCGCCAACAAAACGAGTTGCTAGAGACTGGATCCAAGCAAATACCCGAAAATAATCATTGACAATCAGACATAAATATTGTATTCTTATAGAAAGAGTATAGGTGTAAAGTGTCAGAAGATATCATAAAACAATTTGAAAAATATAGAAGTAAGATAGATTTAGATTTTCTATCAACTACGCATGTACATTATTGTACTCCTTGTTATGGCGGACAAGTCACAGAGGGATTTTTTCGTTCTTGGTCAAAAGCACATATGACGTATACAAAATACGGCATTCCATATTCAGTAACAACATCAGCAAATGAATCTTTAATAACTAGAGCAAGATGTCATA